AGGGAGATGGAGGAGATTAAAAAATATAATTATTATTATTTCTAAAATTATTTTTTTTTAGAAATTAGGAAAAAGATTAGCTCCGTACAAAAGTATCTCCTCCGGAAAGTAAAAGATTTTATACTACGCTGAGTATAAAATTGAGTGTAAGATTCGACTCTCTCAGTCACCTTCATACCAAAAAGGTTTTTTTAGAAGGTGGCGTCATAGTTCTCCTAGGTTCGTCGGACGCGAGCAAGGTCCAAGGGACGCGAGCAAGGTCCAAGGGACGCGAGCAAGGTCCAAGGGACGCGAGCAAGCTCGTCTACCAACGCGCGGTTGGAATGAGTCTATTCATACATCTGTGGTACTTACATCACTCCTGGGATGAATTGTCCAAATGACGACCCGCCTCAGGCCTCCGATCTCTTGACACCACACATGGCTGATGTGGTGTCCTCCTTTTTGCTGTGAGCCGCTATTATAGTCAATCCTCCCGCCATGAAGAAGAAGATGATTCCGGTAATTCCGGTGTACATAAGTAGAGCCACCCTTTTCTTGACATTGGGACACTCGTGATCCTTGACATCAGCCTGGGAGTTCATGAGAACTCCTACGACCGTTAGAGCGATGAAAACGAACAGGACGAAGCCGTAGTACGCGTTCTTGAGTTTATTGGAGATCTTTTCTATACTGCCACATGAGAAGCTACAGTATCCCGAGACCACAGTCGCGGTTAACATCACCACCGATAGCATGATCAGACCGGTGTTCGCGTTCTGAAGGGCTCGACTGCATCCTTTACTCGCAGTAGATATATCTCCTTGGTTAGCAAGTCCGACATATGCGGATACAGCTCCGATTACAAGTACGAATACGTACATTAATATCGTTAGTATGTGCATCATTGTTTATTTATCACATATATTTTTGTAATTATAATAATGATACCCTAGATTCTACCGCAACCCTAGGCGGTCTCGGTATAGGAATCCACGGCCACAATCGGACGCGGAAAGGGATCCTCCAAGACGAGAGCGAGTTCGCGTGCTCGCTCTAAGTTGCTGTCTCGGGATGTAGGATAACTCTCATTATAAGTGACGAGCTCTTTTTCTTTAGTCCTCATCACCTTCGTTTTCTCTTTTGATTTGGGGCGTCTGAAACATGTGCAATTATTACCCATTTATGGTTATATAACTTTATTGTTTAAGCGGGCAGAACACTGACACCAGTGTCTAAAGAAATTATAAACAATGAGAATACATCGACCTGTACTTTCTCCGGCCTCTCTTAGAAGTGCTTCATCCATTTTTGATATCATGATATCAAAACTTTAGGCTTTCTTTCTACATCATCGCATCCATCTCTTCTTCCATACTTAGACCTTGTATCGTAGTGTCCAAGCGCTCTTCTATATCGTCGAACCCTTTGTCGATGAGTCCTGTAAAGTACTCATACACCGGCTCCATAAATTCCTTGGTTAGACCGCTCATAATACAATTTCCAGAGTGAAACACTAGGAAAGTGTTATACCGATTGGTCTTCAACTTAGCAGCACGTTCCTTCTCCCCTAGCAACCCTAGGTATTCCTTATACGTGGTCCACTTCTCTTTACAGTCATCTTCGCTGATTGTCAATTTCTTGATCTTCATAGTACAGATATCCTCGGCAAGAGGTATCTTGATATTGACACCAGTGTATCCGAAAGAGGTTTCCAATAGACAATGGAACTCGTCCAGATTACTCATATATTTATTGAGTTTACCACGGTCTACGAGAAACCCGAGCGAGAAGTCGATATTGCGCATAGAGGGGATAAAGAGTACTTCAAGATTGGGTGCAGACCTAGTGAAAGTGTATAAGTCCTTATGGTCACGGATATAATTCCATAGGTGCTTGACACAAGACTCTGCGTGCGTAAGAGTCTTACACCCGGTCATCTGGAAAGTCCCGTTCCTGCATACCTTAAAATTAATAGGCTTGTCCAGAATAATAACGACCGTGATCGAGTTTCGAAACCACTTTTTCTTTTTACCTGCTTTCATCCTCTTTGGGTTAAGCTCCACTCCTCTGAGCTCCCCTTCGCATTTGACAGTGACGATAGACCCGGGTTCTATGTCCTTGTTAGGGTTAGGCTGTAGACCTTTCTTCTTTCTACCTCTTTTCTTGGGTATCACCACGTACGGGGTTACTGGTAGTTTCGCAAATAGTCTTTTGATATCTATAGTAAGATTCGTAGTGGCTGTATAGGTCTTGGTTGAGACAGCTATATCCGAGAACACTGGGAAGTTTAACACCTTAGAAGTCATTTTTTTATTACTTAAAGAAATCTCTCTTTAAGTATCAATTTTAAATTTTCTCCTCGTGTGGCATTTGGGATTGATTATTTTTTTCTTATCACATGTGATAATAACAAGAGATGCCCTATCTAACGAAGTTTGAGAAAATACGCGTGCTAGGTGCGCGTGCAACGCAGATATCCGAGGGAGCACCGTCAACGGTCGATACGACTGGTCTTACCGATGCCATGGCCATCGCAAAGAAGGAACTATCAGAAAATAAACTGCCTCTGGTGATTCAACGTACATACCCAGATGGTACGATGGTCGAGATCCCTGTCATGGAGATGACAATCCAATGAAGGTGCTTAACAATTTTTTATGTGATATATATATATCACATAAAGAAATAGTAGTGCTTAGCGTGTCACACTCGCCACCTGGGAGAGGGTGATTGGAGCACAGCAGTGTCGCTATCTTCGAAGGATGTAATTACCGCAGGTGGAGGCGGCGGGACTGGGAGCACAGCAGTGTCGCTATCTTCGAAGGATGTAATTACCGCAGGTGGAGGCGGCGGGACTGGGAGCACAGCAGTGTCGCTATCTTCGAAGGATGTAATTACCGCAGGTGCCGTCTGCTGTCGCAAGTTAAGGTCACATGTGACTCCTGTGGAGGTGACACTTCGGTACTGAGCCACGGTCTGACTCACTCCTCGGGTGAGCTGCTGTAGCGTCCCAGGCCTGGACGGTAGATAAGCCGCACAACGACTGGGTTCGAATCCTGCTTTGGCGCCTTCCGCAAAGATGTCTGCTGCCCCCACAAAGATGAACTTCCAATTCTTGTCGGACTCTGCACGGTTAATGAGATCGCGAATTTGTGTTGTATGGAACTCTCGAGAACTGTTCTCGCATCCGTCAGTGATAACCATGCATATCACGTTGTCGCTTTTGTCCTTGCTGTACTTCAAGCTCACCGCTTTGCCAATAGCATCGTACATAGCGGTCATACCGTCAGGGACGTAGTCGGTAACAGGAGCGACGTCTTGCAGCGGTTGGTCGTCGATGATGAGCCGTGCTACGGTGTCGAACATCCATAGCGAAAACTTAGCACCGTTGCTATCGTCCTGTTGTTCCTTAATGAAGCTGTTCAGAGCCTGCAAAGGCTCTGCTCCCATGATGGCCATACTTCCTGACTTATCCATGATAACCATGATATCTTGTACCACTCCTTTACTCTCTTCCTTACCTCCCCCAATATTCTCTTTACGTTTAGGTTGTGACATAGTTCTCATTAATGTCACAACATGACTTACGAATAATTCAATTTCAATTTTCTTTATGACTGAGATCCAAGTCCGATGAAGTGGCGCATGTAACAGTATCTCCGGATGCCAAGTTAAAAGTCAGATCCTTACTACCGAAAGTAGAATCAAAGTTGATCGAGGCTCCGTGCCAGTCGTATCGCGGGCCTAGGTAAGGTAATACCTCGGCTGTGACATCCTCTTCACCATCGTTGATAACCTGTATCACTGGAGACGGACCCCTTATAGGGGTTACTACCATTGTATATGCCTTTCCGCTGATAACATAATTAATCAAGAACTTATTACGCCCAAGCTTTATGATGGTGCTGTTCATATATTGGAGAAAGCTGAGATATAGTACTCTACATAGAAGGCGAAGACTATGGTAAAATACAGCCCAAGCTGTCCTATGCTGAGTGGACACGAGGTTGTTCAGACTCCTCCACCGCTGATATCTAGAAGATATTTGTGACCCTACAACTTTGTGACCCTCAAGACGTATGAAGAAACAGAGGGATAAAAGTCCAAGTAGGTACCATAAGTAGATGAACATTATTTCTATATCGCTCTTAATTGTTTAAACAAATGTTGTTAAACAATAAAATGAGTACAAAAGAGTATTCTGTTACGGTGACACCTGACAGTACAGAGGAGCAGTTTACTGCATCCACTTGCAAGTGTAGAGCATGCACACTGATGCATCTGGCTCAGATTGAGTGGGACACCTTTACTCCACGGACACACCTCCAGAGGGGAATGAAAGAAGTAGTCGCTCGTATAGAGGCGAGAGCTAAAACAGCGGCGTCACATTAAGGACACCAGGCATAGAAGATGATACCAAAAGGTATCACCTCGTAAATGCTCACGGCGGGGACTCGAACCCGCGACCGCCAGCTCATAAGACTGGTGCTCTACCACTGAGCTACGCGAGCATCTTATAACATAGTGGTACAATTTTTTAGACCTTTATTACTTTCTTTGGTTCAACTTTTGTCAACTGTTTCTCCAGTGTTTTCTTATGATGAGACTGGTAATCGAAGGTGCAGTCGTGTGCTAGGCGATGCTCGTGGCAATACAGCTTGCCACAGCGACAGCGACTTAGTTCTTTTATGATAGAAGGAATCTTCCTCTTACAGTTAAGGTGTTTACATCGGGCCATTTACTTATAGGAGAGATTTCTCTAAGTAAAAATAGCCTAGCTAGTTCATGACTGCTACAAATTCAATAAATATATTATCGCTCCTCAGCGCTCTCTCTCTACAGGTGGCGTAGAATAGGATATATGACCAATTGTGAGTGTGAGATATGTGGTGGAGAAACCCTGCATGTTAGATCAGAGTCTTAACAGCACGATTCATACTATACACACGTGCAGCAGCAAGAAAGGGAGTCGTGCATAGCCTGGTAGCGTGATCTGGGATCGCTATGGTGATTGCTACTCCAGCTAGCAGACCTACGCTGGACCCAATCATGTTGATTATACTTATCTTTGCATAAATTTCACCTACGTTATCATCTATGGCAAGTCTCTGTATACACCTAGCGTTTACAGCACCGAATCCTGCAAAAGATACGTTGCTCAGGATATTGGAGAAACCAGCTAGAGGAAGAAATAGAGTGGGTACCAACGGTGTCACGAACACGCTAGCAAAGGATAGCTGTTGGACGATATGTGAGTATGTTAGAAACTTATGAGGTTCCTTGTCGGCTTTGGTACTCATCTTTGAGATGTAGCCAAGAGCACCGAGCTGCCCTATAATATCTTTTCCAATGTAGTTAACAGTACGGTACGTCTCCGACTGGCTTCCAATTGCTGCTAACATACTGTGAGAAGCCATTGCGCTCTCGGCCGATACCACGACATTGGAGATAAAAGACCACGTAAGGTACTCGGTATACTTAGGGTGATGTTTCCCGGAAGGGTAAAGAAGTTTTCGCATCATTTCTCTTAAATCCTCATAAGCTAAATCACATTATCAAAACCAAAAACAACAACACCAACGCGTCTTTTTCGTGTAACCTTTCTCAATCTTTTTACCAACGTTGCACAACGGGCAGCGCTTATCCATTCCCAAATTAAACCATTTTCGGACACACTCATGGTGATAGACATGTCCACACTCTGTGACAACAACAGACCTGTCTTCGAGGGGGTAGAAGCATATTATACATTCCTCCAACGGAAGTGTTTGATCATTTCTTGTTGCCATGTTCCTTTACAGTAATAAATATCTTGTTAGAATAAATGGCCGATGCAAAAATATACTGTGGTGACATGTCCAATCTTCCCGGAGGACAAGACTACGACAGGTTTGGCACTCGCAACGAGTGCTTGAAGTGCGGATTTGGAGCAGCTATGTACAAATACAGATGGGCGGCACCCGATAATCAACCTAGACCTCCTCCACGGGCTCAACAAGGATGTCTAAGATCCCGCCAGCATGACCTAGGGGCCGTCCGAGGTAATCAATTCATGGACCGACGTAGAGCTCG